CCAAAAACCATATACGTGATACTTCAATAGCATTGTGTTGGTCATTGAAGTTTTCACTGTTATCAAAGTATGCAGTATTACCAACATAATTTTTTATTGTAGCACTATCACCTATTGAATAAGCAGAGATAATTTGTTCTTCTGATTTAGATAATTCAAATTCAGAAAATATCTGACTTTTATTCATATACTCTTTGGTAAAACACCATTCACTATTCTGAGTCCAACGATTACTTCCACCTTTAGAATAACATGCAGTATTTGCATCTACTTGTTTAAAAACAATATCTTTTGTTCTTGGATTATAATAAGTAATATATGTTGGTTTACCAGTTACAATTTTTTCACGAAGCCCTACATTCCAATGCTGTTTTAAATCCTCTGTTTGAATAGCAGATTTTAATGCGGCATTGGCAACCTGTTGCATTATTTCAACATCAGTATTCAATAAGAAATAATCAATACGTTTTTGCATTTCATTATTGTCTAATGAAACACGTGAAAGATTTCGAATAAGTTTCTGCATCTCTAATTGAATCATTGGCATATTCTTTTTCAGTTCTTCCATCTGAGTTTGTGCTTGTTCATTATCCGGTTGGACTTCTAACTGTTTCTGCATATCACTCATTTTATCTTGTACTTGTTGAATCTGTTGTTGAACAATTGCATCACGTTCTTTATACATCTCCAATTTCGCATTTAGACTAGCCTTAATGCGATTTTCATACTTCAATTGAAGAGTACGTTCATCCATAGCAATTGCTTTGCTTTTAAACGACCTACGTGCTTGTTTAGATTCAAGTATATTCAACTTACTTCTTACAATCTCATTACCTATATTTCTGAACTTAGCCGGATAAGTAAAACCTTCAACTTTTGTCAAGTATTCAAATTTTGTATTATCAATAATACCATGATAAATATTCCAACATTTTCTGTCTTTTATATTATCATCATGGAAATCAGAAGAACCAGATGATAAAATATACCTTGCTACTTCTTTGAAATAGTTATCATCTTTATTTTCACTATTAATTAATTTTTCTGGAAACATAGTATTTATTTTAAGAAGCAAATTTAATTCCTTGATTATTCTCTGATACATAACCACCATATGTATCTTCTTCTAGTTCTTCTCCTTCTGAATAAGCAGCGAACTCTTGTGTCTCTAATGCACTTGCAATATTTAAAGCACTTGCTATAGTAATATCACAATTGTATTTTGGTGATTTTTTAAATTTTGCAAAAGCTTCGATTTGTCGTATATCATACATCTTATCGATAATAGCAAAATCATCTTGTTTCATCTTATCTCTCCATATATTTAAAGCATGAGGGATAAATGATTGTTCTACTCCATAACGTTGTGCGGCCTTACCATCTTGTACATATTGACTAATTACCATTTGTGGACGTTCTTGCAATAAAAACTCACAACCGGCCCGTTTATAATAATCAAATATCAATACATTTGAATACTCAATAAGATTTTCACTTTCGCCATATAGATAACAGAGTTTTACTGTATCCTCATAGAACTGATAATTTCCACCTTCATCTTCTGTTGGTCGTTCCGTTACTCTAGCAACCCAATGGTCAAAAGTATGATGTGAATCAATAGCACCTTTCCAAATTGAACAACTACCTAATGAGAATGATGTTTCACTCTCTACCTTATCATAACTGTCCGTAGCGGCACTATAAAGATTTTTCCATACTTTCCCATACCCATCAACTTCCGGTGCCTGTATGATAAGAAAACGACCTAATTCATCTGGAACAAGTTCAACTCCTTTACCCCAATCAAATGGATCAATCCAATTAATCTCTGCATTGTAAGCAATCTGTTGTTCTCGGTGTGTAAGTAAATAACGTTTTCTATCATTCAATTTTTGATTAGCTGTTTCTCCAAGGAAACCACCAGTGGCTACCATGAACATCTGAGATAAATAAAGTGGTTTAGCTGTAAGAGCAATGTATCGTTCAGAAGAGTTTTTACTTGATAATTCTTTTTGAATAGAAACAATACTTTCTTCTATTAAACTATTACCATCTTCATCAATTATTTCAAATTCATAAGCTGGAACAAAAGCCGCGACTTTACCAGTTGAAGAGATTTCATCTTCTTCCCATATATTGTCAAACTCGAGCAAATCAAATTTAGCCGGATTATATGCCATTTCTTCGACATCAGCAACAGACTCATCCATATCACCACCAGTTCCAATATACATTTGATAACCGGTCTTATCACCTTCAGCAAGTAAAGATGGTTTAACGAACTCTGCTGTTTGCTTAAGAGTATCTTTTTTCCATTTACCAATTTCTTCATAAAGAATCCAAAAAGGAGTAAGACCTGATACAGCTTGTGTATTATCTTTTGCAGTAATACAATAAACTTCACTACCAAAACCAAGCATAAGAGTTCTTTTCTCTCCGGTTTCTTCATTGACTACCTCTTCACGATAAGAAGACTTAATATAGTCACTTCTGTTTGGTGATCTACGTTTATAAAACTCACTATCTCCAAGCCAATCAAGTCCGCGAACAACATTAGTCATTGTATGCTCAGCATAGTTTCCTTGGCCGGCAACAATTACGTTTTGAGAACCAGGGATAAAAATAAAATTATAACCGATATTACTTGCTGCATATTCAGAGAATCCTTTCTGTCTTGACTTAGGAAATAACAAATCTTTTGCATTTAAAAACATAAGTTCTATACACATGAATTTGAAATAATCTAAAGAAGTAAATTTAGGATGACGTTTATCCTTTCTTTTTACATTATCCAATTTTGCAAGAATAACCCAAAAATTCAAATAGAAATACATTCTACCGGGAATCCAAATATCATGACCACGTTTTGTTGCATTAGGAACAATATATCCTTTTATACAACGACGATATTGCTCATGCCACCATGCTTGATAGTTTGGACTATCTTTATCAGGTTGCATTTCATCTTTATTATAGATAACTGGACTGAAACGCTTAGTATCTTTAAAATCTCTTGTTAGACACATATTATCAATGTCCGGAACAAGTGTTCTATCCATTGATAATACATCATCTAAATATGTAAGTTTAATATCAGCCATAAATTATTTTGCTATAAAATATCCTCCAATTGCACCGGCGCCCAAATAGAACCAAATATTATTTTTACTCCACCAACCAGTTGAACGTTTTAATGCAGTAGTCAAATCTTTCTTTTCTTTTTGTAATATAAGATTTTCATTTTTACATTGTTCTGTTTCCTCTGTTTGTAAGAAGTATTTTTTAGTAGCATCAGTCAAACTAAGTTCAGTACTAATTAATTTCTTTTCAGTAGTTTTTATAATAGTATCTTTCTGCTGCAGTGATATATTTTTCAATACTAAAAGACTATCACAATTCGCTAAAGTATGCTTTGTAGTATCTGTATTATAATCATTTTCAAACTTACTTATCTTTTTTGATAAAACTACATTTTTATCTTTATAATTAGAAAGCGTTTTACTTGATTCTAAACGATCCTTTTTTCGTAAAGCATTGATACTATCAATCGACTTAATTGATTGCTTACGATAGTTACTAGAAGCTGTATTAAAGCCATCACGATATGCAGATGATACATCTTGTTTTGTAATCAATGTTTTTGCCTGTTTTGATTGACATGATTTTACCACACCACCAATAAACAGTAAAAGCACGATAGTTATTATCGCGCTTATTACCAAGTTTTTCTTTATAAATTGTATCATACTTCTCTAGTCCCTCCGGTGACATCACTATCTTTATCAAAGAACTTACCAATACCAAGAATGATAGGAGTAGAGATTACTAAATATTGACCAGTGTCAGTAATAGTAATTGTTTTTAGATAGACTAAAAATAAACATATAAACACATTTACTAAACAGACAATTCCGAATAGTGATGTTTTCCATGATTTGCGTTTGTAAGAAGTTCTTGTTTTCATAATAATTAATATCAAATTGTTTTATAATTAAACTAATATAGAAGTACCATCAATCCAAATAGTGCCTGTGTCATAATGTCCTTCACCTACAGCACCTATAAGCATCGCCTTGGTACCTATTTCAGAAGATAAATTATAACATCCTTGTAAGTCTGTTCCACAAATGTTAGCAGACCTAAGGTCGGTATTATTTAGATTACAGTTTTTCATTAAAACATTAGTTAGATTAGCAGAAACGAAGTTAACATAAGATAGATCACTATCCATAAATTGACTTCTTTCAAATGATGCGTTTGGAGCAAACATACCTCGTAGATATGAACCTGTAAAATCACATTCTTGAACAACAGCGTTTGAAAAATTAGTCTCAGCAAACTTAGAAAACTTGAAACTACATCTCTCAATATAGGAATAAGACATTTCAGCTCCTGATAAATCTCCGGATTGTAAATCACAATCTCTCATTATTAGGAATCTCATATAAGACCCTATTAATTTTACTCCTATTAGATTATGATTGACAATATTAGGTGCAATAGGAACATATTCTTGACCAACTCTTTTATAAAGCATTCGATTACGACCATCAACATTTCGGTCTCCACCACATTGAATTACATTAAAAGGTCCTAATTGTCTGTCCCATGGAATTGTCAACATTTCTTCATAATCTGCTACCGTGAAATAAGCCTCATCTAATCCTCCAAAATATACACTATTCAAATTAAGAGGTAAAGGAAACTTTAATTTAAACTCTTGTCCTCTGTATGCATTAAATGCTATACCCATAAACATCTTATCCATAGGATTACGTATAGTAAATCCTTCATCATAGTTCTCACATATATTACGTAATCCCATTGGATACCAATCTATATCTTCTTTAAAATTTATATAAACATAAGCAGGCCATAGAATCTCACCTTTCCATAAATTCCAATTTATAGTTTTTGAATGATTATAAAAATTTATGATAATTGGGTTTTCAGCAGTTGCTTCACTACATAATTCTAATTTATCGATAAGATATTCTCCCGGTTTCATATCTATAACATTGCTTGTGCCCCCACTACTGGAGGCATCAACAAAAAAACTACATGTCGCTGTTTCATATGCTGATAAATCACTATAATAATTTCCATTTATATCTTGAAATTCTGTTGGCATTAATCCATCTGCATAATTTCCATTACCTTCTTCTTTTACAATAGTAATTGCTCCTGTAATTGAATTGGTAATTTCAACACAAGAACCTGATGGTATTCCAGTATTGTCGCCAATAACCCATTTCCCATTTTGTTTTTTATAGAATTTCATGACATTTTAATTTATTGTGTAAATACAACATTAGGGAATGAACTTAATCACTCCCTAATAGATAATAATTGTTAGCAAGATTTCTTACTTGACATCGGTTTCTTCTTTCCAGAAGAAGATGGTTTTTGCTTTGTTGCAGCCATAATGATTAGTTTTAAAGATTAGTAATTATAGTTTTAAATTGTTTACTCGATTAATCCATCCCTTTTTAAATTTTGCATTTTTGCCAATACCTATATTAGTGTAAAATGCTATACGAGCATTCTTATAAGCATTGAGATAATTTCCAGAATTTACTTTTTGAAGAGTTTGATTACCAAAAATTCCATCAGTTAAAACTCCTATAACTGATTGAAGAACTTCTATTGCTCTATGGACACCAGAGGTAACTGCAAAATCAAAAACATGTAAAGCTAAAAATTCATCTTTGATTAAATCTATCTTGCAAGGATCACAATACAGTTTTTTATAAATTGCAATTGCTTGTACTTCTGTTAGATTTTTAATATCTAGATTTGGAAATGCTTTTTTAGAAATACCATATTTAGTTTCACCTCCCGAATCATTAGGGTCATTAGTATATTTACTACCACCCTCTGCAAAAAGTATTTTAGGTATAAATTTATTTGCTCTTTCCATAATTATTCTTGTTTGTTTTCAATATCTAAAGCACGCATTTTAATTGCTACTGGACAATTATCCGTATTGTCTTTGTTATGTTGACAACTTTTATTAGAACTTACAATCATTCGATAAGCAGAAATAAGTCTTTGTGAACGACTATCTTTTTTTAAAAGTTTTTCAACATCCAATTCAAGAGTTTCAATTTTTTTTTCTGCTTCTAATTTCCATTTAAGAAGAAGATTTAATGAAGTCTCCCATGATTGATTTTCTTTGATAATAGCATTACTTTTTCGAATGCTAATAGAAGATGGAGAAAAGTAAGAAACAATACTCATTACTCCACCAATAGCACCAAGTGTTCCTCCAGTGCCAATTAAGGCAATTAAAATATTATCCATCGTTTTCTTTTTATGTAAGTTTCGTCAATTTTCTTAGACTCTTCAAGTAATCGTATTAGATGATCTATTTCTTTTGTTGTCATATTGTCACAGACTCCATTATCTATTGCTTTTATGACTCTTTTAAAGAGTCGTATGATTGTCTTTTTTACTGTAGCATCCATTTTTATAATATAAGATTGAAGATAATATAATAGAGAATAAAGTCAATTTAATAATAGTATCAAAAATGTCAGGTAAAAATAAACCTTTATTATTTAAATATTCTATAATTAAACAAATAGTCATATTTAATATTAAAACTTTATGCCATAAACAGAATCTAAATGATAAAGATGCTGAAAATAAATATAGATTATATATTAAACTTTGTCCAAATCCAATATATAAATACATATCTCTTATTTTTGATTCATGCCAAAATACATAAATAAAAAGTAAAAATAAATTTATTATAATTGGAATATACTTAGTTAGAACTACGTGTATTCTAATAAAGTTCATCGGTCGTAATAGGTCTAGTTCCACCACCAGTTCCGCCTCCAGTTCTTGGATTGTCATCTTTTTTTAAAGTGTCGTCTTCTTTTTTCATTTTTTCCAATTTTTTTCTTGTGAAAAGTATTTAAGAGTAATTAAAGCATTCATAGGTATTCCTTTTGTAGAACGTACTATTGATTCTTTAATCTCTACTAATGAAATTTTTCGTTCTATCTCAAAATCACTTTGTAATTTTTCATTTAAAACTTTAAATTCATTTTGTTCTTCTAAAGATAATAACAAAATAGCATTGTCTCGGCTTATTTGATTTTCTTTATTCATCTCAACAAATTTGTTTTCAAATTCAATTAATCTAGGACTAATCGTTTTTTGAATTTTGTTGTTTTCTTTTTCAAGAATTTCAAAATTATCTAGAATAAGACAATTCAATTCAGTATTATCAATACCTTTTGAATTAAAAATATTCATTAGATTACTAATTTCAAAAAACTTTGATCTAATTTCTCCAATTTTCATAACTTTTTATTTTTATATTTATTCTATTATAATTATTTAATACCCTTCTAAAACAACATATCCTGCTGATGTTGAACTTGCGTTTATAGTAATAGAAGTAGAACTGAGTGAAGTTATAGTTATCGCGCCAGTTATATAATATGATGGTTGTCCAAATGCAGTAAATGCAACTGGAAATGTATATGTAGCCGATCCACCAAATGGGCTTCCTTTTAATACTACCTTTTTGTAACTATTTGTCTGAAATGGCATAGAACAAATAACAGTCCCACTAACTGATCCATTTATAGATGTTTGTGTTTGATCTATTCCTATTGCACTTATATTTACAACGCTCCCATCAGCTAGTAATAATTGAGAAGATGTTCCTCCTGATTTAATAAAACTACTAGCAGTAATATTACCATTAAAATAGCCACTACCACTAACTCCAATACCACCATCAACAACTAATGCGCCTGTGGTAGGTGAGGTTGAGAGAGTTGTTGAAAGTATGTCTATTTCCCCAGTATTTCGAATGTATAATCTTTTAGTTCCTGTTGAGTATAACCCAAGCCCATTATTTGAAAAAGAACCGATATAAGTATCATTATTTACTCCGTATTGCTCAATACCAAATTTACCATATACAGCTCCTCCACTTCTTTTTAAATTAATACCCCCTTGATTGGCGTTTCCAATATAATAATATGCATTGTCTGACCCATCATCACTTATTAAACTATTTACCATATTGCTACCATTCCATTTAGGAATGTAGTTTATTGTAAGTCCTGTAATTGCAGGTTGAAATGCACTAGTATTAGTATAAGCCGATGAACCTAAGCCTAACCAAGATTTAATACTAGAATTATCAGCAACTCTAAACTTATTATCAGATACATCCCATGCAATCAATCTATTTACATTAACAGCTTGATTGAAATCTATAGGATAACCTCCCCATTGATTAGAATTGCCTGCGCTGTTTGCATAGTTTACACTCTGAGCAGATATATTACCAGTATTAATAGCGCTACCTAATGGTTGATATGTAGTACTATCCAAACTCCCATCACCTTTAAGAAATTGTGATGAAGTTCCACCAGATACTTTATATTGGGTTGCAGTTACATAATTTTTAAAAAATACATTGTCAGACCCATCAATGTACATAGGAGTGGTACTATCGGTATAGTTTCTTATAGAAAATCCTATATTACTTACACCATCTATACTGTTTTTAATATTATATTCCTTTGCACCTATTTGAGTTCCTTGAAAGGATATTAGTGCAGAACTTCCGTTTAAGTTTTGAAGGTACAAAGAATTAGATTGAACTATAGTGGAGTAGCTCTCAAATGTCAAATTATTAGCCCCTGCTGTCAATTTCAATCCAAGACCATTTGAATTATTTTTAAGATATCCACCATTTACAAATGAAATGCCAAGCCCCTGATTAAAACCAATATTGCCAGATTCTTGTCCGCCAGACAATGGTAAATAATTAGTCCACGGAGTATCAGTTATCCCATACCCAGATAAAGTAGATGGATGATTGGAAGAATACCAATAACCAACTAATGTCCATGGAGTACCAGTTACAAATCCACCATAGTTACCTAAGTCATTTGTAAATTGTGATAATAATGTAGGTTTAGAAGTTATTTCTGAATAAGTATAACTAGGTTTTGTAGAAGTTTTAGCCCAATTATAAACATCTGATGCAATACGAGAATCACTTAATCTACTATCAGTATTTACTACCCAATTACCATAATTACCAAGATCATTGGAAAATTGAGAAAGTAATGTTGGACGATTACCAATTTCGGTCCATACATAAGATGGTTTTACTGATTCTTTAGCCCATAAATATACATCACTTGCCGGCAAAGTAGTAGGATAATTTGGAAGTCCATAACCACTTGTTGTTGTTGGATGATTATCAGTACTCCATTGTAATACATTAGAGACGTTTGAAAGACCTATATCAGACTTATTTAATACAACAGTACCTACATAACCATTTACAGAACTTACTGCATCTGTGTTATCTACCTTGCCCCATACAGAACCATTTGCTATCAACCAATCTCCTACTTTCCATTCACTAATTGAACCCATAGTAGTAGAACCGGCTACAGATACTATATAATAATCACCATTTGAAGTTGGGGTTGATGGTAATGATGGTAATCCAGTTGACGCATCCCATAAACCTTTATAGTTTACTTGGCCCAATAAAGATACTGGTATTTGAGATAATGGAATTTTTGTATCACTTCCTAATGTAGCTAATCCATTAGCAACACCCATCAATGAACTTGATAATTTATTATTAAAAGTATTCCAATCAGTAAAACTTAATGAACCTGTAGAATTTGTAGAAGAAAGTCCTAAAGATAATTCTTGTTCATCCAATGTAAGGCCATTAGAAGAACCCAAAGTAAGTGGATTATGGTTTTTATAACTAAGCTTCTCTATTGCGCTTAAAACAGTGTCAGATGCGTTTACATTACCATCTGTTGCCACATACCCATTCAAGTAAGTTCCAAGAACTCTATTAGTAGTAAAATAAAGATTATCTTCTTCAGTCACTTCGATAGTTGTATAATAAGGTTTAGAAACAGAAAGAGCCCAAGTAGGAATATTTGTTATTCCATAACCTTGGACTGTTGTTGGCTTATTTAATAAACCGGAGAATGATAATTCATGTACGTTACCAGTAGACTGAGAATGGTCATAAGCTATCTTACCTAAGTCACCATAATAAGCATTAGTATGTAATTCACCAAGAAGAAGATTTTGTTCCGGAAGTAATAAAACCCATTGACCATTTTTACGACCATAAACTTGTTCATCAGGAGCATCACCGATACCACTAGTAAAAAATATATTTGAAGGTTCAATTAAGTATGAAATTTTAGTATCATGAACATCAATATCATAATGTGGTGTAGACTCATCAATTATTACTTGATAAGTAACTACAACATTATTTAGATTCAATTCAAAAATTGATTCTTTTACATTAATATCCTCGGTGTTATTACCACCAGTATTATTTACTAATATATCAAAAGTATCCATTATTATCTTATTGTACTAATTGGCAAGACTTCTCTTCTTCCTGGTGCAAAACCAGTAATTTTTTTACCTGTTGAAAGAATGATATTAAAATCAAACTCATAATCTGCCGGTTCAGCAGTCATTTCATGTTCAGGAATAGTAATGATATTATCTGCTGTAGTAATAGTATTATCTGCTGTAGAATATTGTTTTCCTAATACATTACCATTCATCAAATTCATAACTATATTAGCGCCATCTAATACTACCGGTACACGTATTTTTTGCCCAACATTATCTGGATCATCTATTAACGCATTTACTTCAATAGTCATTTCTGGAACTGTAGATTTATAATAAACTGGGTCAAGTACTAACATAATAATTATTTGTTTGCTCGTGGAAATTCATCAGTAATCGTAATCTTTGATACTTCTTTTTGGTTCTCAAACATTGTGGCCGAAGAACGTTTCTTAATGGCATCTTTATTTACATTTGCCAAAACCTTATTATAATAATCATACAAATCACTGGCTTGTTTTAAAGCATCAAGTCGTTCTTTTGTATTTGGGATTTCTATCTCAACATCATGAACTCGGTCAATCATTGACTCACCATCTTCATCAAGTTCTTTATGTGTAACCTTAATTTTCTTTTTAATCATATGAGGCATCTTTTGTACTACCTCAGAAAACATATCAATATCTTCTTTTAGTGTATCAAGTAATATCTCATTACGTGTTCTTGAAAATTTAAGGTACCCGGCAATACATTTTTGTACCCATTCATTCTCTTCAAAATCACTTACTTTTTTATAAGTCCCGGTATGACTTTTTACCGCTTGTGACCTACGTTGTTGCAAAGGTTGATTATGAAGGTAGGAACGCTCTTCTCCAAAGACTTTGTATACATAATAGATATAAGCCATGGCCTTATAAAAAAAGACCTTATTTGTACTTGTATCATAACGTTTAAAATCTCTAAACTCTGGCATTTGCATTGCCATATCAGTAACTTTTATTACCGATTCTTCAAGATATAAAAAATCTTCTACTTGCATTGTTTAATATGTTTTATAAATTCCTTCTCGATTAATAAACATCATAGATTCCAAAACACCTTTTAAAGCAACATCTAAAGGTATAAGTTCTTTTGAATGCATTATTTCTGTCTCAGTAATATTATTAGAAACATGTTTTACTTTAATACCTATTAATCTACTTACACGAATAGAACTTCCATTCTTATCTTTTATCTCTTTGCTTTTGAAAATAGCATGGTCAACTACAAAGACTTTTTCTAAATTTGTGATATTCACTACAGGAATACCTGGCTTTATCCAATTTGACATATATTAGTTTTTAAATGTTATGTGCAAAGATATAAATTGTTTTTGCAAAAAAGAGAAGATAGTATTTAAACTACCTTCTCTTTAACATGCTAAAATGGAAGGTCCGAACCTTCACCACTACCTACTGGAATACCACCAGTAACAAATGGTTTTGCTCCACCACTATTTTCATTAGGATAAATAACAGCACCGGCCGGTGGCATCATACTATTACTTTCTGGAATAGGCATACCAGGAACATCTGCCGGCACTTCCGGTTTCTGTATGGAAACAATAGTAAGTTCATTGAAATACTTATCTTGCCATGGCTTACCCTTTGTCTCAATCTCACAATCAATATGCAATGTAGGATTGGCCAAGAAATATTCATGGATGTCAGTAAAACACTTTACACTAAACTCAACATTGTCAATCACACTTTTCACAATCCATGTACCAATTGTATAAGGACCATTTTGACCTTCTCCATCATAATTATGGAAATTCTTTACCAACGCTATTCTTTGTACTACTTTCATCTCTTTGTTCTATTTGTTCTCCTTTTGGTTCTATTTTGAAATACCATTCTTTTCTCACCATTCTCAACTACCGTATTCCATTCCCAACGATAACGCATTACTTCATAACCATAGTTTACTGACAGAAGCAAATGGAATAGCCTATAAGCCTCGATTGGAACCGAAACAGTACCATGGTTCAATAAAGTAATCAACCACGTAGAAAGCATGTGTGAGTTGTTTATCTGACGTTCATTATCCTTATCAATATCACTCATTATTAAATCAGGGACAAATACCGGAGTAGTCAACAAACCACTAATGATTTGTTCTTTTTCCAATAAGTTTTCAGATAATGATAAGTTAGTTGCAAACGCCTCAGAAAACTGCCTTTGAGAAGTAGATAATAAATTCTGCAAACTCAATAGAACCTTACCTAAATCATCTCTTGAAAAATAAACATCTCCTTTTTTGATACTGTCAATAAAATCTTCTACAGATTCTTTTATAGAAAGAAGACCATCTTCACTACTAGAATAAAATTCAATTCTTACACGATAATCAGTAAACTTGATTAAACGAATACCATTAAACTTTTTTACAAAAGTACTTTCAGTAGAACTAAATACTCTACCACACTTTTGACAACTATACAAATAACTCTCATTACCCCGTGCATCTACTATACTACCATGGAACAATGAACCTCGCGTATCACAACGCCTTACTAAGCACTTAATAAATGCTCCTAATGAACGATCACTCATAAATTATTCTCTTTAAAATTATACCCCAAAGATAACTAATAAAAAAACAACTACCTAGTAATAATACTATTATAAATTACCATTAACATCACAACCATTCCAACGAAGAACATATCCTACACTACCATATACAATATACAAGCCCCCCGTATACCCACTACCAAATTACGAAAGCCTTGGATACTCTCTGCTAACTCCCCCCGGTTAGACGTATAAAAAAATTAATTACAAATTAAAAACAAAATTATTATGAGCAAATTATTGTACAAAGCAGACAAAGCTGCTGAATTGAAATTCGACCTTAGTGACATCGTGCCAACATCATTTGAAATCGTTGGACAATTCTATCGTGACGGAAGTCAGAAGACTGCTGCCGGCAAGTTGGTAAAGATTGAAGCAGATGATGCTGATGTATCTAATCCAAACTTACGCATCTGGTGTAACATGGCTATCGCAGGAATGACTGACAACTTCTCTCAAGAAGTGACACGCATGAACTCATGTGGGTTCGAGTCAGTGATTGACAAAGATCAAGCTGCTAATGGTATCATTAAACTTAAAGCAGGTGCTAAGATTAGCTGCTTAGGTGGTGTAATCAAATACAGCATGTAAGAACAACAAAGGGAGATGTAATGTCTCCCTTTTTTTTAAATACTATTACCTCGAAATACTTACTTGCTAGAGTTGTTGCGGACTGGCTTGTTTAAGTGATTCCTACGCACGCATTACTATTATTATACACACACTAATACTTATCATTATGAAACCTTCTAAACATATCATTGAGCATATTATATATGCCTTTATATTCGGTGTTGCATTTATATTCTTTGCTACTCATACATATATATATGGTAGAGCAATTCTTATTGGTGCATTGTTCTTCTTTGTACTACATGTGCATGAAGCAATAGAACATTATAAGAATAGATAATACTACTAATTGATGGCGTTACTCGTGAGAGTAGATGCATTTGATTCTATCGGTACCTCATTTCACCCAACAAGGTGCAGAAGCCATCAATTAAATCTATTTCAATAACCTTGATTATCTTTTAATATCTTACCAAAGTAATCAATCCATTTAAGTCTATAAGGTTTGTTGATATGTTTATTCTTATACATTGTCAACTCCTCATATGTCTTAGTAGAATAGAACTCTTTGTATTGACTCATTGCTAATGTATCATCATCTAATTTTTCTTCTATTGGTTGAATAACAACTTGGTCGTTATTTGTCATTATGACAATATTATTGGCTATTTGTTGTCTAGGTTCATCAATAGACTTATTTATCACTGGTGGAATAGCATCATGCTTATAGTTCTTTTCTTTATCGGATTGATAGTATTCAACACCTACATAGATAGTATAAATACCTGATTGATACATTCCTATATCATTGTATTTACGTATTACAGTACTCAATGATACTTCTAAGAATAATGCTAAGTCTGTTTTAGATTTAATACAGACGGCTATATTCGTTTCTCTGTGAATTACTATTGCCAATTTCTTTGCCATAATGAAATGTTTTAATGGATTTATTACGCAAAGATAATTATTATTATTCATTCATAAACTATACAATCATGCAAACATTTAATTCTAGAACAACTCAAATACTGTTGTTATTTTCATTGATAATAATACTTATTATCACTTTTGTATCAGTAACTTACAAGGTAGAAACACCACGTAAACAACCTCTGAGAATCGTACAGAACATTGTAATAGACATTGTGCCTTCAAATATAGAAAAGGATATGTCATACATTATTATCCAAGATAAGCGCTCTGGACAGCTAAATATAGAGTCTGTTGGCAACGAACAACTACAATATTTCAAGGTAGGTGATACGCTACAATAGGCTACAGTAAAGGGTTTCAGAGCTTTTGAACACCCTCTGTACACTCCTATTCTCTGCTATTGCTATCTATAGTCTCTCTTAGTATATAAAGCTTATAATGCGTTGAATTCGTCGTTATATGTATTAGTACGGTTTATTGAGATATAGTGGTGGCATTGGTGAGTTGGTTGTATTCCTTAAGTATTCATTTCTTATAATAGAGTATAGTGTGTTGAATCTATTGGTCTACATTATATTAGATTATTTGATAGTGGTTGTGATTGGTGTAATCCGGTGTATCAGATACTATATAATATTGTAAGATTTGATTACTTTTGCGGGCTTGTTTAAGCTACTTTCTTTTATTGATATGATACATAGTGTCATTCTATTGCTATTCGTTCAACAGTGAGCTTTCTATGCGTTGAAATGACGTGTGTGGTTAGTGTGAATGATAGCTTATTTGCTATATATATAATTTAAAACTACAAAAACTTATTATAATGGAAAAAATAAATACAATAATTGAAATAAAGCATTTTATTGAATGTCCATATTGCCATAATTCAAAAAACAGAATCGACCACTTATTTAATGAAGAAGGAAAAGAAATTAGTTGGGGATATTGGTATTGCGATGAATGTGGTGGTGGTTACAAAGGAATAGTAAAAGGTAAAGAAGTTTTTATTGAAAAAACAATAAAAAGAAAAGACGATTCTATTATTTTTCTTAAAAATGGAAACATATTACTTGCTATAAAAGGAATGTATTTTAATGGTAATCATGATATAGAAAATGATAGATATTTTTATGAAGAACATACTTGTCCAATAAATTATTTAAAAAATGTAGAAATGATTATTAATTTAGAAGATGATAATATTGATCCACATGGTATTTTTAAATTTATTACTTCTATACCATATATTAATTTAGAAAACGTTGAAGATATTAAAACATTATTACCCTCTTTTTAGCATAAATATAGCTCATTTCTATTATTGTCTATTTATTCCTTTATATAAACTATTTATTATTCATTTAAAAACAAATTCTTATGAAAACAGGTGACTTAATTATTTTGAAAGAAATCTACATCAATGGATGTGGTAGAGATTATCCAGCAAATTCTATTGGTACATTAGCTAGTGTAGTACCAGATAGTGATGGTGATTTACGTGTTGTATTTGCAATACATAGTAATGGTAATTATACTTATGTTCCAGCTGATAAAGTAAAATTAATCCCAGAAGATAGTATTACAAAAGCTAAAGATATTTGCGAGAATGCTGTGCTCTAACGACCCAATCATTATGCTACTGTATCTCCTTATGGGATTTGCAGTAGCTGCTCTTGCTCTTTGCTTTCAGCATATACAAGAGCCTGGAATGATATTCGACTGGTATCATGACTGGTTATACAAATACGTGCGATATAAGCGACTTTTATCTAAGTATGGTAAGAATATACGTTTTATATCTTTTATGGCCTATATAGCAAAGCCATTGGGCTTATGTCCCTATTGTAATGGGATATGGATTGCTATCATCACTTACTTGATTGCTTTTGGATTCTATTGGGATATATTTCTATTCATTGGCATATCATGGTTCTTTATTCGATTTATTCAACAAAACAAAATCATTTGATATGATCATTAATAATATACAACAAGTTTATGATATTGTTGGTAATGAAATAATGTTATCCGGGTTAAGTAATAGTCAAATAGCAACGAAAGCTGGAGTAACTGAAAGTATGGTTAGTTCAGTAAGAGGTGGAAGATATATACAAGTTAGTTTTGAAAAATTCATTGTGATTTGTAAAGCTTTAGAAATTGAACTTCAAATTAATATTAAAAAATAATAGTATGCTTGAAAATAAAGGAATAGAAGATAAAATCTTCTACATGCACAATAACAAGATTGAACATAAAGCAATCTTAGGTATATCAACATATGTTGGTAAATGTGAAGTATTAATGAGTAGCAATAAAATTGTTCCAGAAGGTGAATTTCTTGTTATTTATCACATGGGTTCATATCAAGAAATTGATGCAATAAATGCTTATGATACTCTTGATGATTTAATGCAAAGTCTAACAACACCATTAAACTTACCAGATGGCATACAAAGTAGAGAATCCTAAAGGATTTAAAGTAATAAACACTACAGCTGTTGAATGCCTAAAATGGGGTGGATTTGGTGTATGTGATCATTGTAATCAATCTTCTAATGAAGGTCGATTTATTGCAGTTCTAAATCATTGGGTATGTCCTGAATGCTTTGATAAATGGCTTAAACGTGCTGTTGTCTATGAAGAGGACAAACCTTATGAGACTAAAGTATTTAATCGCTATGCCAAATTGCTTGGCTTACCGATTGAATAGTGATTGGAATAGCTTGGATAATTATCTCGTATCTAGTCGTGTAGAATAATGACAAATAATTATTAGGTAGCTAACAATTACAGGGAGTGTAGCTCATCAGATAGAGTTTACTGCATAGAAATATGTGTTGTAAGGGTCGGAGGTTTAAGTCCTTCCACTCCCACAAATATTAATAAAAACTATTTATAATGAGAAATTTGAATAAGATTGTTTCTATTGTATTAAAAATGATAGAGAATAATGAATGCGAAGATTTGACTAATGAAGAATTAGAACAAATATCAATACTCATTCATAGACCTACCACAATGGGTCGAGAAGATGCTGCTAAGTTTATGGGAGTATCTTTGACTAGGTTTCATGAATTAAAAGATTATGGTATAATACCTGAACCACGTAAAGTAAAAGGATTTCGTGAAAAATCATATTATGTTTCAGATTTAAAAAAAGCATTAGAATTAAAGAAACAACTAAAGCTATAAAATTCATTAGTCCTAGATTACAGTAGTATATAATTTTGAGGTGTCAACAATTCAGTTGGCAATTAAAAACTATATATTATGGCTTTAACGTTAGACGGTATGTTGCCAGCTGCTTCATTAGGCGGTGGTAGTTCAATGGGTTCCGGAGTAGGTCTTGGAGCAGTAGGTGGTGGTGTTGCAGGTTTAGTACTTGGTTCACTTCTTGCAAGTAATGGTAATGGTGGTTTATTTGGTGGTGGTAACAATAATGCAAATGTTGCTGAATTTGGTGCTATCAACAATCAATTACAATCATTAGGTGGTCAAATCAATGGTACAGCATTGACAGCTCAAATTCGTGCTGATACTATTGACCTTTCTCAAAGTATTAGTACTGTAGGTACACAAATAGGACAATTGGCAACTGCTCAAGCTGCAGCTAATTTTACTACTTTGGATTCAATCAATGGATTGGGAAGAGATATTACCGCTTCTCAAAATCAGAATGCTCTTCAACAATTAAACAGTTTCAACAACCTTACCACAACTACATTGCAAGGCTTCAATAGCTCAGCAATGCAAGTACAAAATGCTACGAATCAAATCATAGCACAAGGTACAGCTTCTGCAGCTGCAATGGCTCAATGCTGTTGTGAGATTAAGAGTACTATTCTTGCCGATGGTAATGCAACACGCGCACTTATCAATGATTTGAATGTTCAAAATTTACGTGATCAACTTGCTACTGCAAATGGTAAAGTAAGTAACAACGAACAAAATCAGTATTTGTTGAGTACTATTTTGCATCACATTACTCCTACGGTTGGTAGTACAATAGTTTAATCCTTATAATCATGTCTAGTCCATTAACTGTGGGAGCCACTGCAATAGTTGCAGTACCCGCAAACAGACATAGAGTTGATGTAAGGTTTCAGAACACTGGTGCTACTATTCTTTATTTAGCAAGAGCGCCAATTGTTCCGACAGCATTAAATTATGAAATCATGTTAGCTATTCCAACAGCAGGTGAAATTAATGAAGCATTCATCAGTACTAATAGTACTGCTCAATTCAATGTATTAAGTTCTGCTGCAGCCGGTGTATTAGCTATTTATGAAACTAACAGAGTCTAACCTTTAAAATTAGAATAAAATGGAAGAAATAACATTGCATTTGCCTCTTATTAAAGTTATAGAACTTGTTAGGCAAGAAGAAAGAATGATGATTAAAAAGTTTTTAGCTACAAATGTAGGTCAATCAACTGCTGATATTATAGATCAATATATACCAGTTGAATCTGAAGTATTGGCTATGTTTACATGTCCTGGTATTGGATAAACTTTGTAGTACTATATAAAAAGAGTTATGATTAATTTTGTAACTCTTTTTTTTGTTTAATTTATAAATAATATTGATATGGAAAATGAAAAATTACCTATTGCAGATTTAGGTGTAAAACAAGTACCTGCAAGTGAAGCTATAGATGGCGGTAATCAACCTTTAGCTGGTACAGCTACTACTAAGCCAGTGCTAAACTATCCACGTAATGAAGAGCTTGTTATTCAATGTGTGATTAATAGTGAAGCCGAAGGATATGCTCTTTTAAGGGCATTACAAATCGTTGTGAATACATTTGGTGCCACTACATGTACTCAGCTTGTCACTAAGCTTGAGAATAAACCTCAACTTGCTGATACTGTAAGAAAGTATATTCCTATTGTACTAGCAATGTAATAATGGAACGATCTAATGGCGGAATTGGTAGACGCAAGTAGAATGTAACTGATTGGGAGCTCAGATAATAGCCTAATAGGAAATGATTAGGTAGGAGAATGGAATATTCGATAAATGATTATCTAAGAAGTCTGAAATAGAGCTTCGACACTTAAAAGAGTGGGAATGAAACACTACGGCTCCAACGATACGAAAGTAAAACAATCATCCTGGTTCGAATCCGGGTTAGATCACAGACCAGTCTGTACACTGGTAGTATTGAAGTTTAGTTACTCAATCGAACAAATGTATGGGATCGGTCTATTAGTGTAAATGACGCACAATCTGGAATGAAACAATCAAGCAACTAGTGATCACTAGTGACAGACATTTCAAGGTAATTCTTGACTGAATAGCATGTTAGTAATTCAATTTAAGGATAGAGAGGGTTTGATTCCCTTATAGATCACAAACTAATAATCAAATAACAAATTTATGAATGAAACTATTTTTACTCAACCTGCTGTATTTCCACAAGCAACATTAAACACATATACTCCTAGTCCAATATATGTAGAACAACAATCTAATTGTTGGCATCAAGAGGATTATCATAATGGTTATCCTAATACATGTAATCCTTATTGGCATGTTGCAGGAAGATGTTGTCAGCATGGTTGTAGTCTTTGTTATGACAAGCCTTGGAATACAGTGCCAGTTGGTGATGGAACGTTCATCCTTGCCCTGTTTCTGACAGTTTATGCGCTATTCAAATACTTTAAAAGACAATCTCATGAAACTAAAACGTAAAAAGACATTTATGTTATTATTTGTATTGGTGGTATTGATAGGACTTATGTTCTTCTCTGGTGCTATCATTGAGATATTTGATATTGAGTTAAGCAAACCTGCTCGTGTTTATTATGAACCCGACGAAAATAAATAAAATGAAGAAACTATTACTATTAATTGTCCTATTACCTATAATGGTAGTAGGACAATCTTTTTTATCTATTACAGGTGCTATTATTGCTCCAAAAACAGATACCGGTAATGAAACTGGTGCCAGTCTATCCGCTTCATTCAATCATATCATTGGACCAGTAGTAATACAACCAGTAATGGCTATTACTATGATGTCCGGGATAGATAATGAACGACGTAGAGAACGCCAATACTCATATAATGTAGAGATGGCTTCAATAGGTATCAATCTGCTTAGCACTGGTGTGTTCTATGGTGTTGTTGGATTTCATTTAAATGGTAATACTTTAAGCAATCAGTTTAAATTAGTTCCCAATCAATTTGATCGTACCTCGCGTAATAATCTATTCTTTTCTGAATATATTGGCATTGGTTATCGTACTTCTGTCAATATTGAATTTGGTCTTATGTATGCCAATACAAACTATATGGAAGGATATTGGCCTATTACTTCAAAGCATAACGATATGTACTTGCAATTTAAAGTATCGTATGATATTCCGCTTCATAGTAAATGTAATTGCGAACATAGAAATTATTATTAAATAAATAATTATGGGAAATAAAAAAATACTAAAAGAAAAAGATGTATTTCCATTTGGTAAATATAAAGGATGTGTTATTGAAGAAATATTTAAAACCAAAGAAGGAGTATCTTATTGTTGGTGGTTTATGAAAAATATAGAAGGATATGAATTTGAACTTAAATTTACCAATTTAATTTATAAAGAATATAGTAGATATTTCATGAAAGAAAGCTCAAAAAAATCATATGATTCAATTCATATGGGTAGTCATGGAAATGAATGGGCTTCTGAAAATGGATATATGGAACATTTTTAATATTATTACTAAAACTCAAATAAAATGAAAAAAGAAAAATTATGTGT